CATCCTCATTGGTGCCGCTTTCAAGAACTGCTTTCCTCAAGCAACGATTGCTGACTTCGTCAAACACGTTGGCCTTGCCATCTACGGCGACGACAACCTCGTCGGCCCAGACGCTTTCGTCAAGAGTGGTGGTTTCGACTTCTTCTTCTTGCAGAAGTACTTTGCTAGTGTTGGCATGACCATCACGCCTGCTGACAAAGACGCTGAACCAACTCCCTACGTTCCCCGCACTGCGACCCAGTTCCTGAAGAAACGGATCCTGTTCTCTGAAGAGTTCAAAGGGTACGTTCCGATCATCGACCCTCACTACATGTGGGACCATCTGTCCTACGCCCGTGATGTCTCTCCTGCTGGTCTCCGCCAACTCGTGAACTCACTTCTCGGTGAGTACTTCTTTCGAGGACGCATCCTCGCGTCGCGCGAAATCCCTGTCGAATATCCCACGTTCGACGCGATGCGCAACAAGATCATCCGGATCCTCGGTTGGAAGGAAGGCATTGTGACTTACGAAGAGTTGCTTGCCTCCTATTGGGATCAGTCTGGCCTTCCCCTTGAGGAAGGATTGAATTCCGACGAGAACGAAGAGAACACCGAACCATTCGAACTGGTCATGGAAGCCCAAATGGGCTCGTCTCAAAGTACGCAGGTCAACAATTACGGAAACAACAACACAACAAAAGCTGATGGTCAAGCCTCGGCTAAGGTTGGTGTTGACACTGCTGTTGCTGCTAGCGTCCAAGGTGGCGAAGCTGAAGCTACCATGAGCAAAAGCCCTGAAAGTGTCCCGGTTCCTTCCCGAAAAGAGAACACTGGCGGTCAACCCTTCGACACTCCGCGTCGTAATTTGACTGGCCAAACTGGTTTCCGTCCTGCTGCTTACGAGAAAGCCAACGCTCCCGATCGTACTGCTGGAATGCGTCCAGCAAACCCTGCTTTCGATGGAGCTGATAAACCAACGAACTGGATCCCTCCCCTTGTCACTGAAAACGGATCGAACATGTTGCCGAACGTTGATGGAGCGAGCCATGGTGTATTTCTCACTGACCGTGTCCAAACAGACACTGCCGCTCATGCCATTGACTTTGACAACAACGAAGACTCGTCGAAACCTCGCTGGTGGACCCGCCGCTGGGGCTACATCGGAAACTTCGTGCTCGACTACGAAGTGTCGGCCCGCG